TTGGTGGTTACTTCCATAGAAATAAATTAAAATTTTTGGTTTGCTCAAGTCAAAGCTAATACTTTTCGTTTTATAGGAAGGTAGGCCCAACATAAGTCAAGTTATAGCTTTACTAATTTACTTTACCCCTTAAAAGTAAAATAACAATATCTATATGTTACTTTAATGAACATTTGCGTAGTATGACTGCTAACATATCTAAAAAGCAATTAGAAGCGTTTTAAGACACTCAAGTTAATTTTGGATACATAGTACTACTTTGTAATTAAAGTGTCTGTATTAGCCTTAAAATGCGAAATAGAACTATTCTTCGTATCTACGATACTCATTCTTCGTATTCTCCAGCTTCATTTTCTAATTCTACCTCTTTATCGTACTCGTAAAGTGGTATATCTTGGATATTCGCAGCTTCAGTAGCAGGAACAACTAAGCCACTATCTTCTAGTTGCAGGTGCTCATCACCATCTAGTTTAGGAACATCTTCAATATGGTTTGCCTTTAAAACATTCACAGTAATCTGCTTAACAACATCACCTTCGTGAGCAACCTCTTGTCTTTCGATGTATCCTCTACGCTTACCTTTGGTTTTTAACAGGAACATAGTAGCTAACGTATCACCCTTAGCAATACGTTCCATTAGTTTATGCTCACCGAAGTCCAACATTATCTCCTCAGGTTCTATTTCAGCTAGTTTCTTAGCGAACTCAGCATCATTCTTTATCCATACATTGTACGATGACCTGGATATACCAGCTGATTCACAAGAGATGGTTATATTACCGAAGTTCTCCTTGTAAGCTATGATAAAAGCTTCTTTAGTGATGTCTTTGAATTCTGCATTCATTATTTCTTAGGTTTAGGTTTACACTTGTACATATTACAATTTATTTTAATGGGTTATATGGAAAATAAAAAAAATCAAATGTCAAAAATGGTTAAGTCTTTGTTTTGAAACAGAATAATGAAGGGCCCAAGGCTTAGTGTATTTTTTACACACTAAAAAAAGTGCCAGGGGGTGCCTATAGTCCCATTATCTTTTTACACATACTTAACTTATTGATAATCAACAATAGTTTTACCTTATAATTACCATTATGTTAAATAGAAGCCTAATTCCTACGCTAAATTAATGTATTTTACTTTATTGATAGTTTACTCAGGCTTAGGCCAAAAGTAAGAATCTACCTTAAATACTTCTATTCAATTAATGTAACATTATATCCATATATTAAATAAGAATAAGTATATTATATAATATACCTAATATAGTTGATAATATAACATACTATAATGTACTACTTAACTAATGTATACTAATTAACCTACTTAGTGTAATAAATACACTATCTAATTGCATAAACTAATTTAATATTTTTTTACATTGTTTGATGTTTGTATGTATAAAGTACCTATCTTTATAAGGCCATATAAAACAAATGGCACCTTTATTATGGAAATACTTTTTTACATTCAGCTTAGTTTATTTGTATTCTTTATTAGCTATGTAGCTAAATTATTTATTAACCTTTTAATAGATAAGCAATGATAACTATACTAGAACTGATTCTATTAAGCGGTTTATTTATACTGCTTTATGCCTTTATCAAAACACTATTAAAAAAATAATCTTTAAATCAAATTTATGTCAACTACAACATTATTACCAACAGAATCTAAAACAGCTACAACATACAAAGCTGTTAAGAACTTATTAAGCAAAGGATCAACCAACGCTAAAACAATTAAAAATGAATTAGAGACGTTTATACTTTATTTGGCACCTGCCAATTTGAGCGGCTTTAATGTTTGTCCTTTTGCCTCTAGTGGCTGTATTAAAGGTTGTTTAAATACTGCAGGGATGGGTATTTTTAGCAACGTTCAATTAGCTAGAATAAACAAAACAAAGTTTTGGGGCTTTGATCGTTCGGCCTTTTATTTACAATTAGCCAACGAAATTTTAAGAATCCTAGATAAGACAATTAAAAAGAACGTAAAAATAGCAATTAGATTAAACGGCACCTCCGACATTGACCACCTAGATCTATTAAAAAGATACAGCGGAATTGATTTTTTAGATTCCTTTTATAGTTCCCTTTTATTTTATGATTATACACCAAATCCTAACTACATAAATAAGTATAAAAATACTAATTATAAATTGACATTTAGCCGTAAAGAGAATAACGAAAATAAATGTATTGAGATTCTTAATAATGGCGGTAATGTAGCTGTAGTATTTAAAAACGGATTACCGAAATTTTGGAACGGCTTTAAGGTTATAAACGGAGATTTAACCGATCTACGCTATTTTGACCCTATTAATGTTGTAGTTGGACTAACTGCGAAGGGCAAAGCTAAAAAAGATACAAGCGGATTCGTAGTTGAATAAAAAAGGATCGTTTGGCCTGTCGGAGGCTTTAAGGGTTCGATCCCCTCAAACGAGCAAAACCAAATCAAAATAATATGGCAGCTTTAAAGAATGTTTATTTTTTTAATGTCGTAACTTATACCGACGACTTTTCTTTTATCCTTAAGTCTAAAAAACAGGTGAAAGTAATAAGAACAAATTTCGGCACGGCTTACAACTACATTACAAATAAATACCCAATGTTTAAAGGTTATTTTATAGAGCTACAAAATAGTTCTAGTTTATACACCTACAACAAACATAAAAAAAGTTGGTTCGAATATTTGGCTAAATAAGACCAAATAAAGCCGTAAAAAATTAAATTAATACTATGCCACCAAAATAAAAATATACCGCAAATTTAGGGCTTAAAATAGGCTTAAAATTCATTTTTAGCTACTGCTTTGCTATGCATAGCCGCCAGGCAATGTCATATTAAAAATTTAATATATATGACTTATTGGCTTATGTATGCCAAAAAACCTACAAAAATCTGTGGCAAAAACCTAGCAAAAATCTGCGATAAAAATCCCCTAAAAATTTGTGACAAAAACCTTTATATAACAAAAACTTTCTTTACTTTTAATTTTCAAACACACCAAAAAACCTTTTATGATTACAAAATTTACATTCCCTAACGAATGCACATCGTTAAAATCAGTTGGATCAGAAACAAGTAATAGATTTAATTCAGTACCAAAGTATATGGCATCAAAAATGCTCTTTTGGGGGGATCTATATACTATTGTTTACAATTTTTTATGTTCAGACATAGAAACATATGAAGAGGCAAAAGCCTATTTTTTAGAGCATATTGACTTTGATTGTTACAAGGAATTTACTGACAAAAAAATATGCCTTGCATCATCATTTTACTTTTATTTCGATAAATAATATATAACTAAAAAAAACACAATTATGTTAAAGCAAATCTATTTAGAACTAATTAGAAGCGGAGTAAATCCAAAAAACTACAGCCTAGCAAATGATCAAACAGACGGCCAAATCGACTTAGATAAAAACCTTTATGTACAGATAGGTGAATCTTATTTGATTCTATGGCAATCTGTAGAAGGTGGCGAGAAAATGATCCAAGAGGTTGTAGTAAATAAAATAAACAATACTTCAGCAGTACAGCAATTTATAAACAAAGTAAAAATCCATTTAAATTAATTTTATGCCACAAGAAATAAAAGGTTATTTTTTAACCAAGCAAGAAATAAAAGCTATTAAATATTTTACAGATAGAGCAGCTTTTTTGTATTTAGAGGTACAGAACGAAATTAAAGTAGATAAGAAAGCAATTTTATCTGCTGAATTAGAGTACTGCATTCATTCATTAAAAACAATATTAAATAATGGCTAAAATATTAGTGGCTTGTGAAGAGAGCCAAGCAATAACTATTAAGCTTCGTGATTTAGGTCACGAGGCTTTTTCGTGCGACATATTACCTTGTAGCGGAGGCCATCCTGAGTGGCACCTGCAGGGGGATGTTTTTAACTATGTAAATAATGGTTGGGAACTGATGATCGCACACCCACCTTGTACCTATCTGTCTGTTAGTGGTGCGAGGCATCTATATAACAAGGACAAAAGTCCTAATATTGAAAGGTATAAAAACCAAGCAGAGGCCTTGGAATTTGTCCAAAAACTTATGAATGTACCGATTCCAAGAATAGCAATTGAAAACCCTGTCTCTGTTATATCGACAAAAATCCGTAAACCTGACCAAATAGTACAGCCTTGGATGTTTGGAGACGAAGCAACAAAAACTACCTGCCTATGGCTCAAAAACCTTCCAAAGTTAGAACCTACTAATATCGTTGGTAAAGGTGAGCGGACAATATTTAAGAGCGGCAAATCTCATCCAAAGTGGTATGCTGATGCCTTGGCTATAGCAAAAACTCCAAGTGAGCGTAGAAACCTAAGGTCAAAAACTTTCCAGGGGATGGCCCAGGCTATGGCTGAGCAATGGACTAAAAATCTTTTATGATTTCCTTAACAAAAAACCCCATAAAAATCTTAAACAATAACAAAAACCCCTTAACTTCGTCAAACAAAACAAAAACCCCATCTATGTCATTTGAATTAATCACTGTCAAGTACGATTGCAGATGCAGTCTTACTGGCAAAAACTTCTCACCTGGTGAGCAAGTTTATTACAATTACCAAGCAAAAACTTTCCTTGATCCTGTGTATTATGAGAATATGCAGAGCCAAATCAATTCAAGTGGAGTTCAATCTTATTTCCAAAGACACCAAAAACTTAATAAAGTAAACCAAAAAACCCAATAATATGACTAAATTCGAGTTTATCACAGAGACTAACCCAATAACTGGATATGTTAGATACTGGACTGAAAAGGATGGTGTGTATGTAGATCATACCATTTCAGACAAAAAAGAACAGGCTTACGAAAGATTTATGAATGCTGCTAGTGGTATATCTTTAAAGCCTAATATTGAAGTAACTGAAACTATTTTTTCAACAACTGAATAACTATGCACCCAACACCAGCACATCTAAAACAAAAAGGCCTTAAGGACTATTTTATCATAGTCGTTGATGGCGAGAGGATTAAAAAAGATTACATCTATCGTGGTATGTTTATCCATTGGGATAGCAAAAAACCCCTAGATAAGTTCTACTACTGGAGAGCTGATTATTTCACATCGATTGAAGGAGCTATGCGTTCCATTGACCGACATTATAAACTATATAAAAAACTAAAAGATGCTAGTTAGAGATTATCGTGCCTTACTTAAGTATGGCGATATTAAAAAGATTTGTGAGTTAACAGGCTATACACCCTATAAGGTTCGTACAAGGTTAGCTAAGGCTGATGAGGAGATGATTGAAATTGTAGAAGCTTTCTATCGTAAGAAGATAGAAGAATTAAAAAACCAAATTTATGATTTCACCGAATAAACTAAACTACTACACTATGCCAGGAGTAATAAACATCGAGCAACCTGATAGAGAAGCTATAATTCAGTTTGTTTGTAAAGAGATGAATGTAAAATACAAAGATGCCTTGTCTAAAGATAGATCACGCATTCTAGTGCTTACTAGGAATATGTGCTATGCCATTCTTAAGACCTATGTAGGGGCCACAGTAGCCTCAATAGGCAGGTTATTTTTTCGTGACCATACAACTGTCCTTCACGGACTTCGTATGCACAAACAAGACCTAAGCACTAATGACATATATGCAGAGCAATTTGATGAAATAAGATTTTTACTTAAACTTAATTTACCAACCAAAAAACACCTAAAGTATGCTAAGTCAATTCGCACAATGGGATGATTCTGAAAAGCGATTATTCATCGCTAAGATTATCCACCAAATCAATTATTCACAAGCTAACCTTGAGTTAATGGAATCAATCTTGTCTATATGGCAAAAATTCCCAACAAGAGAAGCTTATTTTTATCAAGAAACCCAAACAAAAAATCTAAATTATGGAACAGCCAAAAACAATTAATGATTGGAAGAGGACTAAATATCCAATTGAATTACAAGGATATGGAGTAGGTTACAATGGTTTAATATTTGGTAGAAGTGGAATGTTTTTAAAGTATCGTAATAAAAACGGATACAACACAGTTGGTTTACAAATAAACAAAAAGAAAAAAATGTTTTTTGTACACAGGCTTGTTGCAGAGTATTTTGTTGCACCAAAAAAGGATAATTTACAAGTAAACCATATAGACGGTAATAAACAAAACAATGATTTTAGAAATCTTGAGTGGGTTACACCATCACAAAATACTAAACACGCTTATGATAATGGCTTAAATACTAATGTAATAAAAGGTATTAAAAAGGCTAATTCTAAGAGAGTTTATGATAAATCAACTGGCTACTATTATGATTCTGCAAAAGATGCTGCAATATGCAAACGCATAAATTATGGTACACTTAGAAATATGCTTAATGGACACGATAAAAACAAAACAAATTTAATTTACGCTTAAACAAAAACTATGAATGATAATTTAGATTTAGAAAAACCAACATACTCTTTAATTAATAAAGATTCTATGTTACAATTAGCTACTGAATTAAGTAAGCTAATAAAAGAAAAAGGGCTTAGTTCTAACATACAAGGGAAGCAGTTTGTCAACGTTGAAGGTTGGCAGTTCTGTGGAGCTTCACTAGGATTGATGCCAATTATTACATCTACTCAAGACTTGTCAAATGAAACTACTATCAAATATATGGCGACTTGTGAAGTTCGCAATATTACTACTGGTTCTGTTGTTGCTGTCGGTATTGCTTTATGTACCAATGCCGAAAAAACCAAGCGTTATTTTGATGAATACGCTATTCTCTCTATGGCTCAAACTAGGGCTATTGGTAAAGCGTATCGTAATTTGTTAGCCTGGTTAATGAAGGCTGCTGGATTCGAAGCGACACCTGCTGAAGAGATGGACTTTGCAGATGCGAAAGCAGATGCTAGGGCTAAAGATGAGCCGAAAAAATCTTTTGTACAGGAAGTAGAAGTAGAAGAGTTAGTAGAGGAAGTAGTTGATAGAGTAGAACTAATTAAGCAAATAACCGACTGCACAAAAAATAAGGAGCTAGTCGATTTATATTATCAATACAAGCAATATATAGATGGCGACCAAGCCTTACTAATGTTGCTTAAGTCTAAAAAAGAATCATTCACATCTAAAACAAAAAAGTAATGAGTACAGAAATATTTTTACCCAAGGTAGAGTTGTCTACCTATGAACCAAGTAAGTTTAATAACGACCTTATTAAGACTACTATTGTAGAGCATTTTAAAGAGACTGGCGATAGTGCACTAGAAACATTAGTTCGTATGGATGCCATCGCACAATTATTCGATGGTGTTCGTAGTGAGCTTAGAGAGTTAGTAGTAGATGAATTAGCTAAGTATCCTGGTGGGAAGGCTGATGTCTTAGGTAGCGAGGTTACTAAAATTGAATCAGGAGTTAAGTACATTTATGACCAAGATTATGCTTGGACTAAGCTTAACAACGAAGTAGAATCACTTAAGTATGCTTTAAAGGAAAGAGAGAAGATGCTTAGAACTATTAATACTCCTATGGTTGATCCTGAGACTGGTGAGATGGTACATCCAGCTCCTAGAGTATCTACAACAACATTTAAAATATCTTTAAAGAAATAACAATGAAAGCAACATTAGGGATGTTAAAATTCTTTTTTATTGCAGTACCAGTTTTTATTGTTGTCTATTGTAGTGCGATGGCAGCAATAGAGATTAAAGAATATTTAAGAAAATGATTTACCAATTAAAAAATACTATTGATGTTCACACTCCTCTTGGGTACGGAAAAGCAATCGCCTGGATCGATTACGGATCAGATACAAACACAGTTTGGAAAGTCGTACTATACGACACAGGTATGGTTAGGAACTTTTACGATGATGACATTCTCGTATATCCCAATGCAATGGATGGAGGAAAAATCGATGAAGAGTTCTTCACCAAAAGAGAGTTTAACATTAGTAATAAACAATTTATAAAAGGATTAAAAAACCACTTTAAACCAAATGAGTCAAGAGATAAAAGGGATGGAAAATAATATACCTGTGAGAATGATTTTTATTGACAATAAAGAAGAGATTCATTTTAAATCAATAGCATCAGCTAGTAGGAAGTCTAAGGTGACAGCACAGAGCATTAGAGAGTCATTAAACCCTATTGCTAGAAAGAAGTTTATGATTAAGCACCTAGACAAAGAAAGAGTAGTGGCTTTTAGGATACTACCTAAATCTTAGTATATTTGCAATGTTATGTACGAGATAACATTTAAAACTTTCTGCCCTAGGTGGCGTTAGAACTCGTACTTCTAGCAAAACCGATGGGCTTTTTTATTTTTATGACTTACTTAGAAAAACTTAAAGATCCGAGATGGCAAAAGAAACGTCTTGAGATAATGCAAAGAGATGATTTTAAGTGTAAAAAATGTTTTTCAGATGAAAAGCAACTACACGTTCATCATAATTATTATCAATTTGGGACTGAAATTTGGGATTACCCTTCAGATTGTTATGATACTTTATGTTATGATTGTCATTATGAGACAACTGAAATGACAAATGAAATTAAACAAGTATTAAAAAAGGCTAGATTTAGAACATTATCAGAAATTAGAAACATTTTAATAATGTCTGAATTATATACTTTAGAAGAATTAGTAGAATTTAGAAAAATGATGAGTGATTTTTTAATTGATAAAGGAATAGAAATAGAAGATGGAACACCACTTTAATACAGAATATGCCGTTAAATATGGCATAGAAGAAGCAATAGTTATAAATAACTTACAGTTTTGGATAACTAAAAATATAGCTAATAAAAAGCATTTTTATAATGACAGAACTTGGACATATAATTCTTATAAAGCATTTAGTGAAATATTCCCTTACTGGAATGAACATAAAATGAAAAGAATTTTAGATTCTTTAGTTATACAAGGCATTTTATTAAGAGAAAATTATAATAAAAGTGGTTATGATAGGACTTGTTGGTATGCTTTTAAAGATGAAAATTCCTTTTTGCAAACTTACAATATCCATATTGCAGAATTGCAAGATGGAAGTAACGAAAGTGCTAAACCTATACCATATAATAATACATTTAAAAAAACATCTACTAATAAATTTATTAAGCCAACAATAGAAGAAGTAAAAATTTATTGTAAAGAAATTGGTTATAACTTAGATGCAGAAAAATTTTGTGACCATTACGATTCAAACGGATGGTTAGTAGGTAAAAACCCTATGAAGGATTGGAAAGCATCTATAAGAACTTGGAAGAGAAATTCATCAAAGTTTGAAATACCAAATTTTGGAAATAAAATAACAACAAAAATTAAATTAGACTAATGGATGTTATAAACCTACCAAAAAACTTAGAACTAGAAGAAAATATCCTAGGCTCTATCCTACTAGACAAAAGAGCTTTGCCATTAGTAGTGAACTACTTAAACGAAGAAATCTTCTACGATTTAAGACATCAACTGATATTCAGAACTATTAAGCAGATGTATGACAAGAACATACAAATAGATTTAAGTACTGTGTTCCAACGACTTATAGATAATAAACATTCAGATGAAGTAGGAGCCTTATACCTATCAAAGATTACGAATAGTGTCGTATCTACTGCTCACCTAAACACTCACATAGAGGTTATAATAGAATTATACAAGCGTAGAAAGTTAGCAACCCTGGGCAAATTAATGGAGGTATCGGCCTTTGATGGTGCGGAATCTACAGATGATACCCTAGCTAAGTTTGGCAAACAACTTATGGGACTGCAAGAGTTTGGTAATATATACGAAAAGACTATAGACCAAATCATTTTACAGCTAAATGAAGGTCGTGATGCTGCTGTTAGTGGTCAGTTACTAGGCATTAACACAGGTTTTATAGAGCTTAATAACACTCTTTGTGGATGGGTAGAGCCTGACTTTGTAATCATAGCTGCTAGACCAGGAATGGGTAAGACTGCCTTTATGCTTTCTAGTATCTACCACATAGCAATCCAAGGAGGCATCCCTACGGCCATTTTTAGCCTTGAAATGAGCTCCAATCAGCTAGTTGAAAGATTAGAGTCAATTAGCTCCGAACTGCCCTTAAAAAGGCTTAGAATGAATTTACTGACACCTAACGAAAAAGTTCACTTATTGCGAACTGACGACAAGATACTTACTTCCCCCATCTACATTGAGGATATGGGCGGTATTAGTGTAACCCAGCTACGAGCCAAAGCAACTATTCTTAAACAGAAGTATGGCATAAAGATTATCTTTATCGATTACCTTCAACTTATGAGTGGTACTGGCAAGTCAAACCAAAACCGAGAGCAAGAGGTTTCCTATATTAGTAGGAGCCTAAAAGCACTTGCCAAAGAGTTGGAAGTACCTATTATCGCCCTATCCCAATTATCTAGAAGAGTAGAAGAACGAGGTGATAAAATGCCTCAGTTATCTGACCTTAGAGAATCAGGATCAATAGAACAAGATGCTGATGCTGTGATAATGCTAATGAGACCAGGTTACTATGAACAAACTGAATCAGTAGAGATTGGTGGTAGAGAATATTCTCCAAGTGATTTAGTAGTTTGTAAGGTGGAGAAGAATAGACACGGAGCTACTAAAAACCTAGCGTTAAGATTTTTACCTGAAACAATGACCTTCCAAGATTATGTCCAAGGGCTATAGAAATAGAAGAAAGTTTGAGATAGAAGCTGCTAAGGCTGTAGATGGTACATACCAGGCTATTAGAATATTTGCTAAGAGTACTAAGGTATTAGTCATACATCAAATTGAAGCTTTAAAGAAGGGTTATTTTTTGTTAGAATATGAGAATGATGGTCAGCCTAGTGGTATCTCAGATGAACGAGTAGAGTTCTTTGCTTTTAACTTAGACCTAAGAGATAGAATAGTGTTTATAAGAGCTGAGTTTTTACGAGTAAAGGCTAGAAGATATTGGAGAATAGGTGAGATAAAAGTAAAGGATAAAATAAAATATGTGAAGATGCCAACAGCAGAACTTATTCGCTGGTATTAATGTATATTAATAATATATTGTAATTTTGGTAATGGCATACCAATCAGCAAGTGAATTAACAAAGATGATGTTAGAGTATCTTAAGGATAATGGTAACGAAGTATGGAGGAATAATAACCTAGCTGTTAGAGGTAGGGCCTTCATTGGTAGAAAAGGAGTTCCTGACATTATTGGTTATAGTAAAAAGTATGGTCATTTTGTTTGCTGTGAGATTAAAGCTATTGGTGATAGGATGTCTGCGGATCAAATGGTATTTTTAGAAGAGTTATCAATGGCAGGAGGATTAGCAATGTTATGTCAGCAAGTAAGAGATGAAACAATACAAGTAAAAATATATAAAGATGGCGAAAGTGAAGACTGGAGATACGAGAAAGGTGAGCTTCGGAAAGCGTAAAGAAGGTAAAGCAAAGAAATCATTTAATAAACATAGTCCTAAGCCAAAGGCTTACAGAGGCCAGGGCCGTTAAAACAAGTAAGATGGAAAATATAGAATTAGAAAACAAGGAATTGAAAGCCCCTAAAACAGTGAAGAAAAACAAAGATGTTTTCTCACAGGAAACTTTTGACTTCTTACACCAAGTCTTAATTGACTTCGCAATAGATATGAAGCATAGGCCTAAACTAAAAGAAATCTTAGCTAATGTAAAGCCTGAATCAAAGAGCAATAGTATTTAATAAATAAAACAAAAAACAATGGCAGTAACTAAAGAGAAGATTTTCCTAGGAAGGTCTTTCACAATGAAGACAGCATTTGGGGAGTTTAAGAAAGTATCTTTCGGCCCTGATGATTTAAAGAAAATGAATGACTTCGCAGCAACTAATAATGGTTGGGCTAACATTCTTATTAAAAACAAAAAAGATGCTAAACCAGGTGAAGCAGGTTTCTATATCGAGCTTGATACTTGGGTAGCTGATGGTAAGCCGAAAAAGGACTTGCCCTTTTAGAACGGAAGTTAAAATTACCATTTTAAATAATTTTAAGTATATTTGTATAAATAAGATATATGAAAAATTGTTTTAAATGTAAACAAGATAAGCCATTAGATAATTTTTATAAACACCCTAAAATGTCTGATGGCTTACTTAATAAATGCAAGGATTGTACTAAAAAGGATTCTCATAATAGGCAATTTGTATTAAAGCAAGATGTTCAATGGGTAGAAAGCGAAAGGGAAAGAGGTAGGCAAAAACATCACAGGCTTTATTCAGGTAAAACTAAAAAAAATTATAAAAGCCAATTAGCTTGGGAAACCAAATATCCTGAAAAATTAAAGGCCTCTAGAAAGTCGCAAAGTATGAGTAAGCACAAACCTTTTGAAGATGCTCAAAAACATCATTGGAGTTATAACGAAGAACATTATAAAGATGTTATTTGGTTATCAGCAAAAGAGCATAAGAAAGGGCATAGATTTATAGTATATGACCAAGAAAGAATGATGTATAGAAGATGTGATACAAATGAATTGCTTGATACAAAAGAAATCCATTTAGAATTTATAAAAGATTGTATTAAAAATAAAAAAGATTAAGTATGAAAACAAATCTTAAAGAAATTGTAATTAATTTACTAATTTTGTTATTCGGAGTTTATTTACCATTTGCTTTTATAGTAAATGAATTTAACCCACTTGAATGGCATTGGATTACAAGATGCTTGTATGTTTTAACATTGGTTACTATGCTAACCTTTGCTGTACAAGAATATAAAAATAAATAGTTTGTGTGTTTTTTTGAAATAAAGGTAAGCCTCTCGTTTCTACGAGGGGCTTTTTTGTACATAAAAAAACCTACTCTTTTTTAAGGAGTAGGTAAACCAAAAACCACCAACTATGAGAGAGCTTCTTATGTCTGCCTATTTGTTTTGTCGTAGAACCTTGTTATAACGGTTCCGAATAAGGCCTCTTGATACCTTTTGATAAAAGAGTCTGAGCTCTCATTCACATAGAAGAAGTCTTGGGATTGCATATAGACATAACATCTATCTTTATCTTCATCATCTTCTGTTACTGATTCAACTAAATGAATATTAATCCAAGCATTACTTTGTTCGGTACATTCTTCTAAATCATAGCTATCATCTTCCGTAAGCTGTTCGATTTGCAGTAACATCTCTTGCACTCTCTTTAATAATGATTAATCTTAATTTCATTGCTACTTCCTTCAGTCTATCTTCTAATAATTTCTGCTCTAATTTTAGTGCTTTAATTACTTCATCAGGATGTTGTTCGCCCATACAAATTTACGTTTTAATTATTATAGAAATAAAAAGTGCATACCTTATTGATTATCAATATGATACACACTTATTTGTTAATTGTCTAAAGTGAGTTTGTTAAATGTTTACTTTCTAGGTAGTCTTATTATTTTACTTCCTAGAGGCATAGGTACGAATATAGCAATTCTTCCGTTATCTAAAACAACTCCACATCCTAGTGTTGGTCGTTTGGGGAAAGGTCGTGAATATTCCATTGCGTAAGCGTTAATATCTATACCACAACCGACATTCATACCGAATATCATATCCTTATCTGAGCTACTATAAAGCACACCACCGAAGGAGTGGATGTGACCAATGACTGTTGATTGTCGAGCATCTCTTGCTCTATTGATAGCACCAGCTTGTCCTGATGATCCTGTGCCGTGAGTGTATAGAACACCATCTATTTCCCATTCTAAAGCCCATTTCCAGCCTCTAGGAGCTTCCCATACTTGTTCGTATGTTTTAATATATCTATCAGGCAAACCTGTTGTTTTAGCCTTCCTTTTATGCAATGCAGAGTGGTTGCCTATACAAACTTTAGCATCTGGAAATGTCTTATACCATTTAAGCATAGCAGCTTGTGCTAAATCTGCTTCTTTTCCTGCTGAAAAACCATCAGGATTTGATTCGTGATATGATATTGCGTGGCCATCAACCTCATCACCAATATGTACAACCTCTGAACATTGAAATTTATTTCCTACTTCGTAACAAAAGTCCCTGTATTTAGGGTGACAAAATGGTTCGTGGGTATCCCCTAGAACTAATACATTTTTTGCTCTTGACATTTATATTGGTTTTGGTTTATAGATTAAGCGTAAATAAAATTGGTTTTGTTGGTTTTAATTTCTCCATTTAAAACTTTACTTAAATATGCCTGTTTTTTGCCTATTGATTTTGCTGCTTCTGAAACAGAACCATAATAAATTCCTGTTTGAGTATTTATTACAATCCTTCCCTTGTTTTTAAAGTTTAATTTCTTTGTCTCAATAGCCTTTATAATACTTTCTTTTGAACGTTTCAATCCTGTTTGTGCTTTTGATAAACTATTTATATGTTTTTCGCTAAGTTTTTTACCTTTATTCCAGGCTACTACACCAACAGTACCATCTCCACCTTCGGTTAGATTACACAAAGGCCCATTATTTTTATCAATTCTTCCGTATAAAGAAATAAATTCCTTTTCTTTTATACGAGCCTCTTCCCATCCTAGATTATCTAATATTATTTCAACTTCATAATCTGTTCTAGCAACAATACCATACCATATTTTATTTCTGCCTTTAGTGCTATTAGCTCTTCTATACCCACCTGAACCTATTCCAACATAGAAAGGTTCATTTTTATCAAGTCTTATATGTCTATATAAATATGCCATTATTTTATAACTTGGTAAACTGTTTTACCTTTCTCTTTCACAGCTTTTAATACTTGCTTTCTATTTGCTCCTTGTCTATATCCCACGTGCACCCAAGAGTAATTAAACTCATTTATAACCTGGTCGAATTCTAAATTATCCTTGATATATTCAAAGATTTCTTTATTTGTTACACCTGTACCTACATCATCCATATCAATATCTGCCGCACGGCCTACGCAATGATCTGAATTAACGGCACCTCCAATGAAATGATTGAGTAATTTCCCTCTGTATCCACTAGAGATATTGATTGAGCCGAAACGTAATCTTATCGGCTCAAGTACTTTTTCACAAAGTATCTTTATGTTTTCTAAATGTTCTGGTGTGGGAGTATTGTCAAGCCCTTCTCTTTTGGCTGATTCGCTTCTAGTAAACTCTGATAAGTCAAAGTGGGCTGTTAGTTTCATTTTTTACGTTTTATAATCTTCGTATTAACGAAGTTATATATTTGTAACGACAACCATATTATGGACAAAATGTTAACGATAAGTTGAGTATAAGGACTAACCTTTACGACCTCCATAAAGGATAACCAAGATATAGCTGTAGAAGCTAAACCAACTGAAGAAATTTCAGTAGAATCTGAGATACTATGCATTAGACTTTTTTTCAAAGATTTGATTAATTGTTGTTAATCCCAAGGCAATACCCGAGAAAGTAAGAAGGCCATTAAACGACCATTCTTTAATATCGTACTTGATAGATAGATAAGCTAAAACCACACCATTCACTAAAGCGAATATTCCAGCTACTCTTTTACTAGAAACCTCTTTGTCTTCTGAGACCATTTTTCTAAAGAAATTCATTATTTACCTATTTTAAAATAGATACTACCAGAGTACCCAATATTATAATTTTTATTAATATCTACGCTAAAGCCTATTAGAGCCTTATTTTTGACACTTAACATTAAGGAAGGACTTAGTACTTCCAAGCCATTAAGTGGGCTGTATGAGCCTCTAATGCCCCAATAAAGGGTATTAGTCGGTTTACTAGCGTAGTACTCTCTCTTAATTATGCTTTTTTCGGTTAAATTGGCTTTGAATCCTCTTGAAATGATCCTATTTTGGCTGATAGTATCATTCACTACAAAGATATTACTATCTTTTCTAATAGTGTCAGAATACGCATATATACGCATATAATCGGATAATACGTATAAAGTATCGTGTACAGGAATCTGTACTGAATCAATGATATAGAATGGTATATCATTCCCCTTCTTGTACGTATTAACGTGCAATGTTTTGTACGTAGTATCGTGAACCGTTAGTATTTTGGTAAACTTAATATTACTAAAGTCTACTTTATCATCTTGCTTAGGTTTAAGCAAAAAATATAGCCATAACACAAAGAGCATTACGGCTATAAACAAAATGTTATCTTTTACGAATTTCATTACCCTTCCACTACTTCTGCTTCTGGAACTTGTGGATTTTGCTCTTGTACTAATTTACCGAGCATTTGTAAGATTGGGTTCGCATATTTAAAAGGAACATCCAATAAATAAGCTTCAAGAGCTTTTAAGTTTTCTTCATTTAACTGAATCATAGTATAGATTTTTTACAAATATAAGTTAAAATGGGTTTGGTAAAACAACAGTCTTTGGATTAATTATATTATCCAATTGAACTGCTAATTCATTATCTAATGCTGGTACATCTGTTCCTGCGTTTAACCAACCTTCTACAATCTCTTGTGTAAGGTCAGCATAAGGAATAAACCCTTCTGCAGGTAGTGTTAAACCAACGCATACAGGAACTTGTGTTGAAGTTGTTTCATCACTGATTTCTCTGAAAGCATTTATAGTTACCACTACATCTGATAAGCCATCTAGACTTTTAGCTGTTACCATTGCATCTTGTGGAATTACCCATTGATATTTTGCCATATTATTTTATATTAAGTTACTGTTACTGTTTTTGTTACACCACCAATTCTAATTTTTAATGCAGTTCCATCAAACCAAATATCCCCATCATTAGGTGTAGTTGGTGCAGTAGAAGAAGCTAAGTTAATTTGTGCTTTTGCAGTTGTACCTGCTCCTATGTTTAAAAATGAATTTGTAGTTGTTGTACCAATGCCTGTATTCCCTGCCATATAGTTAGCAGCCGTTCCTACCATATATAAGTTCCATCTGTTAGTGCCACTTGCTATACTTCCATAAAAACCATAGTTGTTAGTTGCACCTATCATTGTACTATGTGCAAAGAAACCAATTTGGTTTGTTACTGCAGAAGTAGCACCTATTGTACTTTGTTGAGCATAGAAATGCGTTAAAGTAGTTAAAGTAAACGCTGATGCAGCAGTAGCAGGTAAGCTATAAAAAGATATAGCATCACTTGTTACATCACTTTGTACAGTTGCATTAGATAAAATACTACCTGCAAAAGTACCGCCTGTGATATTTTTACCAACCCTTAATGAATATAGTGTCAAACTTGTACTACCTATACCTAAACTTCCTGCCATATAGTTGTTGGCAGTACCGTTCATGTAGATGTTCCATCTGTTAGTGCCACTAGGAATATTACCAAAGAAACCATAGTTATTTGTAGCACCAATTAAAGTATTATCAACTGCAAATCCGTGTTGCGAAGTTACAGTTGAACCTGCTCCAAATGTACCTTGTATTGCTCTATAATGAAATATTGTAGATGTTGTAAATGCTGCAGCAGCGGTTTGAGCATTAGTTGAAAAATAATGTGGTTGGTTTGTTACATCAGATTGAATTATTCCATCACTCATTATACCATAAGAAATAGTACTGCCTGTTATATTTTTAGATACTCTTAATCCATATGCTGTTAAAGAATAAGCACCACCTATTCCAACTTGACCACCACTACCTATTCTTAATTGTTCAGTTAATGCACCACCTGCTCCTGTTGAAGTAAAGAAAGATAAATAAGCACCACCTGAAGAACCTGCAGCAAATGCACTCAATTTAGCATATACACCACTTGATTTAGTAGATGCATCATTACCTTCCCATTTAATAGAACCAATAGGGTTAGTAACTAATATACTTGTTGAACTTCTATATAATGATAAATCAGAACCTGTTGTAGTTCCTGAACTTAATTTTAAAATAGATGAATCAACAGTTGATACTGTGATAATTAAACCACTACCTGTGCCACCTAAAAGTGTATTAGATACTGTTATTGTATCACCTACCTTATATGTTTGACCACCCCAAGTTAATGTAGCATCTGTAACTATTCCACTAACAACTGTAATTGTATATAATGCGTATGTACCATTAGTTGATATAGCAGTTACTGCCACATCTGTATAAACACCATCAACATAACCTGAACCACCATTTGTTAATGTAGAAGTTAAAATAGAACCTGCACTGACATTATTTTGTGAACCACCTATTCCTAAATTACCTGATAAATAGTTATCAGCCGTACCATTCATAAATAAATTCCAACGACCTGTACCTGCAGCAACTGCACCAAAGAATCCATAGTTATTAGTACCAATACTTAAAGCATCTGCATAATATCCAAAATGATTAGTAATAGTTGCACCTGCACCTACAGTACCTGCAGATGAATGATAGTTAAATAAATTTGTTAAAGTAAAAGATGCAGCAGCAGTTGAAGGTGCTGCTCTATACATATATGCAGCAGATGTAACATCTGATTGTATAGTTCCAAATGAATATACACCATAAGATGTAGTACTTCCTGTAATTGCTCCACCTACAATTAATCTATATCCTGTTGAACTTGTTGTACCAATACTCAAACTACCATTCATATAGTTAGGTGCAGTACCTGAATTATATAAATTCCAAGTATTTGTTGCAGCAGCTAATTGCCCTGAAAATGCATAGTTATTTGTTGCACCTATTGCAGTTGCTATAACCAAAAATCCATATTGATTAGTTACAGTAGAACCTGAACCTATAGTTGTTGTTCCTGCAGTAAAATGTTGTAAAGATGAAAGAGTAAATGCTGATGCAGCAGTTGATGGGGTTGTTCTAAATAAAACAGCATTTGTTACATCTGATTGTATTGCTCCATCTACTATTACTCCAAAAGATGAACCTGTTCCTGAAATATTTTTAGAAACTCTTAAATTATATCCTGTTAAACTTGTTGTACCTATTCCTAATCCACCACTTGAAATTGTAGTATCACTACCTAAAGTAATCAAAGAACCACTATCTTGAATGTTAGAATTACCTATAGAAGATGTACCACTAAATTTTGGTACATAGTTTATAGTACCTGTACCCCCAATTGAACCTGTACCTGTCCCTGTTGCAGTTAATACTCCACCTACTAATGATAAACCAGTTCCTATTGTTGCAGAAACAGTATTACCACTTCCATCAGTTACTACAGCATTGCTATTACCTAAGCCTGATTGCTTAACAATAGCAGGTAAATATAATGTAGTCCCATCTTCATAAACCGATGATTGAGCTATTGCTTTGTCACCAGTATATTTTGTAAAATATCCTACAGTTTGAGAACCTAATTGTTTAATACTATTTTTAAAGTCAACATAATCAGATGCAGTAATGTAACCATCTGTAAAACTACTTACAGCAGGAATACCAATTATAATATTAGATGATAAATCTCCACCGCCTGTTAATGGAGCAATAGCAGTAATTTGTATACTTGAATTAACTTTATTGTTAAATGTGTTCCAATCAGTAGAACTTAAATACCCATCTGTAGATATATCTGATTTAGTAATTGATAAAGTTCTATTAGCACTTAAATTGCCACCACCTTGTAATGGAGCAGTAGTCGCTACCGATGTAGTAGGAGCAACTTTGCTATCAAAAGTATTCCAATCAGTAGTAGTTAAATAACCTGGCACACTCCCATTGGAAGCAGCCATACTAATTTGACCATTCGTATTATTATAAGAAACAGGAGCAACTCCACTTAAGCTTGTTAAACCAATTGGTGTAACACCTAGTACAGAATTGATTGATTTATTCTCCCATAATTGAGTAGAAGTATTAAAAAATATACTATCATTATTTGATGGAGTCTGAGCTGATACATTATGAATTTCATCTAATTCATACCCATTTTGTACCTTAACCTCTATTGATCCTTGAGTCGGATGAGACCTAACTACTACACCTACATACACTAAATGTGCAGGTGCATATTGTTTAGTTGTAGTATAAGTACCTGCTATAGTAGAACTAAGGTATAATTGAGCACCTTCAGTAATAGCACTTGTATCTAGGTTTTCTATCTTCCCTGCTATAACTACATAACCTGAAGCATTGTTTGCAATGTCAGTTTGTAAAAAACCAAGAGTTTGAGCAGAAGTAGCATCGCTTGTAGCAAGTGATTTAGCTATTGTTGGCAAGTTGCCTTGAGCACCATTGATATAAACAATAGTACCTTTTGTCATTAAAGCACCACTTCTATTAGTTACTTGAGTTATAAGTCTTTTAGCTTCGTCAAGAGTAGTAGGAAAAGTTACTAAAGAACCATCACCTGCTACATACTGAGCAGAAGTACCAGCAAAACCAATATTAATATTACCACTTGTTGTAACAGGACTTCCTGTGATATTCAAAGCAGCACTAGATTCGGTAACCCCCACACTTGTAACAGTTCCAGTTCCATTGTTAGCCCAAGTTGTAGCATAGTTAGTACTACTTGTTTTAGTCAAAACTTGACCTGTAGTTCCACCTGTTGGTACACCTTGACCAGCAGGGCCAGTAGGCCCAACTTCACTAACGGTTATCGTTACATTATCCTCAACAACGGTTAAATTTATCATTCTAGTTAGTTATTTTAGTTACGTCTTCGTAAATTATGAATATGCCCCAAATGTAAGTTTTTTCAGTACCATCAGAGAACTGAATAGCCATATCGTAAACATACGAACCAGCATCTATATCCACATTGTAAGCTACAGTTATTATGTTACTACTTGCTCCTGAGATTGTTATACCATTCCCTATAGTCAAAGTAGCTAAAGCATCTGATGAATTAGCCTTTTTTCTAATCTGGATTTCCACAGTTGCCCCTGTTAAGTTAATGGGGGTAGTATCATTTAATAATGTGAAAGTATTATTCCAAGTGTCGTTCTTCCACATTTGGATATTATATTGGGCAGGTTTAAAATCAGCATTTGCGTAAGAAGCCATTATTTATAATTTTTACAAATTTAATCAATTATTAAATAAGTCTATATAATCCTTGCTATCGTTGATATAAGGATTAATTATGTTATAGAATATGGGCCTGTCCCTTGTAATGATAAAGAATAAGTAGAAACCCCCTCCACAGGAGCACTTAAGCTAATTGATGTAATATTAGTAGTTCCACTAATTATTGAATAGCCGTAAGTCCCACTACCATCTGCATTATCATTGTTTATTGAGAATTTTACATCTATTGATGCTCTATTTAATTGCTTTTGCATTAAAGCAAGATAAGAGTAGCCACTTATGGCTATAAACCCATCACAACTAACAGTCCAAGTTGTAACATCATTTTTATACTCTCTAAACCAAGCTGATGTCTGTGAGGTTACTTCTACTTGTTCAGTAGATGATTCAAATGTACAGCTTGTAGAAGCACCCATTGGGGTTGATAAAGGTATAGTTGTAGTTACTTGAGATAAATTAGTGCCTTGAGTATGAAGAGTAATTTGATTAGTTGTTGTACCTAGATAATTAACCTTAATTAGAAGCCTATCTGTAACACTTATAGTTGTTTGAGTAACTGTCATTTCCGTAGGATATAAGGTCTTAGATGTAGATGTTAAGGTGGTTGATGCTGATGTAAATAACAAGGTAGCTACACTACCATTATATTTATATAATTGATACTGAATTTGAGCACCTGTAAAGGAGGTCAAAATAGAATAATAAGCATTAAAAGTCCAAATTCCTGCTGGTATCGAAGTCACACCAGGATCTAAAGCATCCGTAATAAACGAAGCTATTGTTCCTGTACCTGTTTTACTTAAATCAGCAGATGTTCCAGCTACAAGGGTTCTGTTTAATACTTTACATAAAATACCATCAAAAGTACCTTGTGTAGTACCTCCATTGAAGTAAAAGATAGAATTGCTATCATATTCGTATAAAACTATATTAGTTCCGTTTATTGCGTTTGCCATATTGTTTAGATAAGTTCATTAAAAGATGTTTCATAGCCATTAGTGGCTGAAATAGTTGTATTTGAAATTTGTAATAAGGTAGCATT